CGAGAACTTCCCCGACCTGGCCTCTCAAGGAATTCTTGCCTCTCTTGTTCCGCCTGTGCGGCGGCCTGTCCTATTAACGGGATCGGTGGCGTATCGGCCACTGGTGCAGGTATAAGGATCATGCTCGCTGCGAACAGTACGGGTACGATCACAAGGTCTCCCTTGTAGTAGGTCGCCACCCTCACATCGGGCGGCCTGCTTATTAAATTATAGCATATCCACTAGAACCTTATCTACGGGGCTTCCTAAGAGGCTTACCGTCAGGACCATTATGACGAATACCATTTTCGTCAATACCCAACTTCTTAATAAGCCTATCGACATCGGCTTGCGTAGTTCCCGGAGCAAGCTCCCAATGCATGTAATCCTTAGCTCGCCAATCGCCACCCCAAACAAGAATGGGATACACAGTCTTGAGCCATTCGATCTTAGCCTTGTTCTCAGGCTTCGCAAAGAACTTAGCTCCAGCACTAGAACTCTGCGCACCCTCTTGAGACCAGTTAAGATCAATGGCAGTACCTGATGCATGATTAGACCAGGCATTAGCATTCCGTGCGGGGCGATAATTATACGCACCATCATCAACAGGCTTCTTGTCATTGTCCAGGGTCTTCACCCAGTCATCATAATCATTCGCCAAAGCGAGAAAGATTCGAATGACAGAACAACGCATAGTCAATCGACGATCAACCGTCGGAATCTGCTTTGTACACAGAAGCTTCGAGCCCGGGGTCAGTACGGGCCAACCATTCAGACTCTTAGGCATGTGGTCCCTCCTCTGTGGGATCCGCATCTGCAAGAAATTGCTTTTTCGAAGGGCCGGCTCCGAGCCATGGAATATAGGCATTGAGCCAATCATTCACGCCTGGGACAGCCATAATACGCGTGACAGCCCCAGAGACAGCAAGACCGACAGCGACTGCTCCAGCCTTCTGATCAGCGCCCGACGCCTCCACAATAAGAGGCGCCATTGCAGCTAGACCTACACCTGCCTGAAAGACAGTACGAATCGTAGTCTGCCAAGGATACTTACTCTGTGTCGCTTCCGGAAGTGGAATCTTCTTTGCCATGCCTGTGCTCCTCCTCTTCATCTTCTTCCCACTTATGTCGTAGGTAACCGCCAGGACCAAAGAAATAAGTTATGACGACAAGCAGCGCGGTGCCGACTGTACCCAAAAAGGTGGCAAGTGCTTGCTGAAGCCCGTCATTCATCTCGCCCCCTTAATTTTGGCATACCTACGATCATTGGCCTCTAGGAAGTAAGCACCTCCGGCCATCATTACTGCGGCCAGAGAAAACCAAATAGCCTGATCCGCTCCTGCTGCGAGAAAAACAAACCAGGCCCGTGTAAGATAAGTGGCTACAACCCCCAGCAGCCCAAACTCTATGACTCGCTGATATTGACCTATCCATCCGACAATAAGAAGAATAGCTGACGCAATTGCAGCAATTCCCAACACGATAGACAACGGGTACGTAGTACCTCTATCCATGCCCCGGAAGTTAGCCTGTGCGACGATAATCATCGTTAGGACCATACCCAAGAGGAACGGCTGGAATCTACGTCCAAAGAACCGCGGATTTCGTCCCCCGCTATAAACTCTCATGGCCGACCCCTATGATCAAAGCCGGCATTCTTGCCAGGAGGCGCTACCTTAGGAACAGGCGCTTGCTTAGGCATACCGGGCTTAGCTGGATCCTTGTTCGGATCGATCGTGCTTGTATTACTAGCACCAGCAGTAGATTCCGTCCCCGGAGCCTGAGGTGTTTCAACCTGTCGAACCGTATCCGGATCCTTGATAGGCAGATCCATTTCATCACGCATCGAAGCCTCGAGCGGATCATCAGGCTCAATGACCCGCGCACCGATCATATTCCTGAGCGCGAAGCTCATCTGGCGCCAATCCTCGTACTCACCAATACGGCGCGCCTTAAGCTTGGGGAACTTTGTAATGTCCTTGCCAAAGTTAAGTCGCACAAGCTCCGGAATGAAATGCTTGTTGTGCACGGAGCAAATGATATCAGCAATGTAACGAGTCGCCTTAAGGAAGATGATCTGCTGATCGCTATTAGAGATGTCCTCACCCAAGATGCTCGCCAGAATCATATCGTTATGATGCTCGACAGACTTCAAAGCATCAACGACATTGCCCTCAAGCTTGAGGAAGCAGACTTCCCAGTTAGGCGGAACAACAACATGAGCACGCTCGTTCGTACGCAGATTACGTCCAAGGTTATTCGCCGTGGCCTTATCCGTCGCTGTAAAGCCGACAGGAAGCTTAATCATAGGCACACCAATACCGTGACGCTCTTTCTGGATCGCGTCGATCTTGTACAGCTGCTGAATGTAATACCAATGCATGTACATCGCACGCAGAGCCGAGATACCCTGAATATTGCCCGCTTCCATATCAAGTGTGAAGACCAGAAGCTTTTCGATCGGAATCGTAATATCGACATTACGATCCCACTCAGCCGGCGGATAGAAGACAACCTCTTTAGGCCCGCCATTATTATCGAAGACCCACTTCTTGACATCCATGGGATGCCTAGGAGCGAACTTCTTAATGACAATTCGCTCCTTACCTTCGATCTTCATTGGCGTCCAAACCTTCTCGAACATGTAGTAACCGAAGTCGACCATAAGCAAAGTCTCCGTCAGTGTCTGCATCATTGAGTAGGTCGGATAGTCCTCATAACACGACCAGACAAATTCGGCAATCTTCTTATCCTCGTCGGAATCAGAAGCTGGCTCGACGAACCATCGAGCTGCCAGAACAGGGGTCTTCAAGAGTCGAAGTGCACCTCGAACCTTGCCATTACTACGACGCATCTTATCGTACGTCTCAAGACCTCTGTACCCCAGAAGGTCTCGGTTATATTCGACACGCGTCATAGAAGTAAAGGGAGATGGCGACGACGAACCCAACTCAGTGTAGTTAGGCGCATCAACTTCGGCAAACTTACGTACACCATCAACAGAACGATCGGCAACTACAATGAACGGTTCGCCATCGTTCTCAACGACCTCAACAATCTCGTAACGTTCGACCAGCTCTGTAACAGAGATAGGTGCGAACGAAGGCTCCGCGGGCCCTTCCTCATTCAAGACCACAGGGGCAGCCTCACCGAAGCCCAGCCATTCTCGTACGCCCATTAGAATGAGTCTCCCATCATGAAGTACCCCTCAGTACCGGATCCCTCGTATCCGATTCCTGCACCAGCCAATTCCAGATCAACCTCGGGACGGTGATCGTCAAACCTTTCGTACGTCTCAGCTTCGGGCTTGAACACACTATCCATGGCATCGCCAAGACGGTATGTTGCGCCGAGCTTATAGACGTGCATCAATCCATATCGAATAGCGTCAGTTGCGTGATTCTTGGTCTTGTTATCGCCTTCTGGGGCATTCTTTCCGTTGTGTCCTTCAGGCGCACGGTAGTTGTTGAATTCGTCGATGGTGTTGACGCAGCTGTAGTCAACGAAGAAAGCGGGCTGGTAGATAGGTCCTCCGAACTCGTCCTCTCCAACTTCACGCTCGAAGAAGGATCTAATGAGGTCAATGCCTTCTCGCCATCCAGATGTCGCCCTTCCACCTTGCGCCTCCTCTGATCCTGACTTGGCTCGCGGGTCTGCCCAACACGGTACCAGATCCCGCGAGACTTTCGCGACCGCTTCGGGATCTGCCGCATCTGCGAACGCCATGTCAAGGTGATACCCCTTAGGATTCTCGCGACCGTTCTTAATGTAGCTGATATGCTTCTCCACAGGCCAGACAGCTTGATAATGCTCACGCCAGACAAAAATCTCATCCTGTGGCGAAACCTGAAACTCGATCCAGGCAGATGGATTAGTGTAGCCCCAGTCAATAGCCATATAGTTCGGCCAGTCAGGACGGAACTCATGTCGACGCACATGAGTCGACACATCCCACTCGGGGAAGATCTTGCCAGAGAACGAACCGAAGTCGGCGCCAATCTCCTGAAGGAACGTCTCCGGAGTCATAGTCCGCTTCAGCAGCAGAATCTCCGGGTCGTTCTCACCTTCGGGATACACAACAGGATTTGCCCAGGACGGGAACTTCCAGCTCTCGTAATCGGGCATCGTTGGATCTTGGCCGAACATCCAGTTATGGTAGAGCCAATTGTAACCCTCAGGAGTCGTGGGGAAATCGGCGCCACCTCGACGGTCTGCGAGTGCGGGGCGAATGAATCGCTCCCACGTTTCCTCTTGATGCTTGGCGGCCTCAGACATAATGACCCAGTCGAGAGCGTCGCCGACGAGCATATCGGGGTGATCTGCGGAACGAACATACAGATTCGTACCCCAAGGGAAC